ATATGAGTTCAGATCAAAAATTTTCACGTTTAGCAGCAGATGGTAATTTTAAAACTATTACAGGTGGTTCTACTAATATAGGGCCTTGTAGAGTTACATACGTACAAGCTCACGGTAACGCAGCTAATGCTTTTGTTAAATTACATGATGGAACAGGTACAGGTGGTGATCTTTTATTTCAAATGAAATTTGGAACAGAGGGTTTAGATATCTATGTTCCAGGTAATGGTATTAGATTTTTTACAGGAGTTTATTTAGATTTAGGTGAAACTGATTCTGTTACTATTGGCTACACTGGCTAGGAGATTAAATGGCTAATACTACTTCGGGAACAACAACGTTCGACAAAACTTTTTCTATTGATGAAATTATAGAAGAATCTTTTGAACGTCTTGGTATTCAACAAGTAACAGGATATCAATTAAAAACTTCAAGAAGATCATTAAATATAATGCTTCAGGAATGGGGCAACAGAGGTATTCATTATTGGGAAATAGGAGAACTTGATTTAGATTTAATTCAAGGACAAGCAGAGTATAAATTCTTTAGATCATCTGGAGATGGTACAAGTGCTACTTCAAATCCAAATGGTATTTATGGAATATCCGATGTCCTTGAAGCACAATTAAGATCAGATAGAACATCAACAGATCAATCAGATAGTCCAATGACTAAAGTTGATAGATCAACCTATGGTGCTTTTTCAAACAAACTTTCTCAAGGTACACCTAATCAATATTGGGTACAAAGATTTATAGATCATGTTAGTATTAATGTTTATCCTACACCTGATTCAACTAATGCATCTAAAGATATTCATTTCTATTATATAAAAAGAATTCAAGATGTTGGAGCTTATACTAATGCAACTGACATGCCTTTTAGATTTGTACCATGTATGGTTTCAGGATTAGCTTATTATTTATCCATGAAGTATGCACCACAAATGACTCAACCAATGAAACTATATTATGAAGATGAATTAGCAAGAGCCTTGGCAGAAGATGGTTCAGCTTCAAGTACATTTATTACACCTAAAGCTTATTACCCAGGAACTTAATGTCTAAGTACGCAACAGGAAAACATTCAAAAGCAATTTCTGATAGATCAGGTATGGAATTTCCATATAGAGAAATGGTTAGAGAATGGAATGGTTCGTTTGTACATTATACAGAATATGAACCAAAGCAACCACAACTTGAACCAAAACCAATTGGTGGTGATGGTGTTGCATTATTAAATGTACGACCAGATAGAACAGAACCAATTACAACTGTAATAATACCACAAGATGGTTTTAAAACTTATCAAGCAGGATCAGGAATTATAAATGTTAATGTACCAGGACATGGTTTAACAAATGGTACAACATATTTATTTAGAGGTGCACCAACAATTTCACCAGGAACAGGAACAACAACCAACCCTGTTTTTGCTTATGCATCAATTCCAAACTTTGATGGAATCACAGGAGCACAAATAGGACAAGGATCAGGTTACGCTATAACAACTGGTCTTTATGATAATGGTGCAAGAGTTACAACAGATTATGCTTTATCTAATTTCTTCTTCTTTACAGTGAATTCAGATACTGCTACAACAGGAAATATTAAAGGAGGAGGCTACGGTTGTTCCGTTGGGCCTATAATAATATCAGCATGATTAAAAAAATTATTACTTTTATTAAAAATATGTTTAGATGTGAAAGACAAGATCCTCATCTTGAAATGTATGAAGAAGTTAGACCCGATAAAGCAGAAAAAATACGTAGAAAATATGGAGGAGATTCTAAGTAATGGCTTACACTTTAGCAAATTTACAAGATGATATTAGAAATTACACTGAAGTTGATGATGGTGTATTTACAACAGGTGTACTAAATACAATAATTAAAAATACAGAAAATAAAATTTATAGAGAATCAGATAGTGATGATAATAGATTTTATGCTACATCAAACCTAGTTTCAGGTAATAGATATGTAACTATTCCATCAGATTTAAGATTTATAAGATATGCACAATTAAAAGATAGTTCTGGAAATCAAGTATTTTTAGAAAAAAAAGACACTAGTTATATGGCTACGTTTTATGATACTCCAGGTACTCAATCAGGTTTTCCCAAATACTATGCTAATTGGGATGCTAATTTTTGGGTAGTTGCTCCTACACCAAATGCTACTTTTGAAATCACATTAGCATATGTAAAACAACCCATAAGTATAACTAATACAACTACTCCAACAGCAGCTCCAGCAGCTACTAATGGAACTTACGTATCCAACAAATATCAGGATTTACTTTTATATGGATGTCTGGTAGAAGCATATGGATACTTGAAAGGTCCTGCAGATATGTTACAATACTACACGCAGGCTTATCAAAAAGCTCTTCAATCGTATGCGATCGAACAACAAGGTCGTAGACGCCGAGATGAATATCAAGATGGTGTTATTCGTACTCCCTTAAAATCACCATCACCATAATATTAAGGAGATAAAATATGGCAAATATAGTACCGTTTTCTTTTAAAGGAGAATTGATGTCAGGAACGCATAATTTTGCGAATGGCGGAGATGCTTTTAAAATAGCATTATACAACGGAACAATTTCAGCTACTTACACAACATCTACTACAGTTGTACAAACTAACGATGAAGTTTCTTCTGCAGGTAGTTCAAACTATGTTAGAAAAGCTTTAGGTAGTCAGGCTGTTGTAGCTACAACTGCAACTACATCTGTAGACTTTGCAGATGTAACTTGGTCAAGTGCAACTTTTACTGCAAATTATGCAGCAATATATAATGATGACCAAGGCGATAAGTTAGTTGTAGTTTTAGATTTTGGCGGAGCAAAGACAGCAACGAATGGTGACTTCACTATTTCGTTTCCTGATCCAAGCACAGCGAGTAATGCTATTATCAGTTTAACATCATAAGGTTTTAAATGGCGTTTAAATTAAATGATAGGGTAAAAGAATCCAGTGCAACAACTGGAACAGGAACGTTTACACTAGGTGGAGCAGTTTCAGGTTTTGAATCTTTTTCTGCCGGTATTGGTGGAGGCAACACTACCTATTACTGTATCTTTGAAACAGGAACAAATAACTTTGAAGTTGGTTTTGGAACTTTAAACGGAGGAGCAAGTACACTTGCTAGAACTAATATTATCTCCAGTTCTAATAGTGATGCTGCTGTAGACTTTCAAGGTGCAACAGAAGTATTCTGTACAGTGCCTGGTGCAAAGATAGGTTTACCTTTCCCACAAGAATATGGTTCTTCCTCAGCGCCAAAAATAATTACAGTTAAAGTTGGTACTAAAACAACAGCTCACCCATATTCAGGTCAAGGATCTTCAAGTGCATATTTCTTTGATGGATTAGAATCACCAGCATTAAGATTATCTGGTACAGATTCATCATACAAATATTATTATAGATTTGATCAAGCAGATTCTACTAACTCAGGTCATCCATTAAGATTTTATTTAGAAGCAGATAAAACTACAGCATATACAACAGGTGTAACTACTAATGGAACTCCGGGTAGTTCTGGTGCATATACTCAAATAGCAGTAGATGAAAATACACCAAACATTTTATACTATCAATGTTCATCTCACTCTTTAATGGGTAACAGTGTTTTAAATATAGGAAATACTGTAAATATAAATAGTGTAACAGGTCAAATCATACCAGGAAAAATTGGAGGAACAAACTTTACAAATTCAATATTGGTTGGTCATTCAACAACAGGAACTTTATCATCAGCAGAAAATAATACAGCTGTTGGAATTGGAGCTTTAGATGCAATTTCATCTGGTAGTCATAATACCATGGTTGGTAAAGGTTCTGGAACTTCTATTAGTACAGGTGGATTTAACGTTGGAATAGGTAAAGGTGCATTAGGAACATTATCTACAAGTTCCTCTAATGTTGCTATTGGTTATGATGCTTTAGCAGCTGCTACAGGTCATAGAAATACTGCAATAGGAAAAGACGCTCTTAAAGCAGTTATTGGTGGAGCTGGTAATATTGGTATAGGAGAAGACGCTGGAGATAATATTACAACAGGTAGTGGTAACGTAATAATTGGAAAAATAGATGCAGCTTCAGCTACAGGTGACAGTCAATTAAAAATTGCTGATGCTAATGATGGATCAGTAACTTGGATTTCTGGCGATAGTTCTGGAAATATAACAGTACCTGGAACAGTAACAGCAAATGGAACAGTTTTATCAGCAGGGGTATCAGCAGGTTTCGCTGTGGCAATGGCCATTGCGTTATAATTAAAAATAGTTTATAAGGAGAATTATGGCACAAGATTTTGAACGATATGGGTTAAATGCAGTAGGAACATCAGCAACAGATGTACACACAAGTAATTCTGATGATGCAATTATTTCTGTACGTTTAGCTAACATAACAACATCAACAATAAATGCAGATGTATTTATTACATCATCAGTAACAGGTGGTTCTCAAAACCATTATTTAATAAAAAATGCACCGATCGTTGCGGGCGGATCGCTCGAGCTTATAGACGGTGGGAGTAAAATAGTAATCGAATCAGGAGACGTGGTTAAGGCACAATCAGACACAGCAAGCTCATTAAGTGTTTGGATGTCTGTCGTTGATGCAATAAGTACGTAGGAGGAATCATGGGATATTTAGGAAACGCTCCAAAACAAAATTTAAATACCATGAACTCTGAAAGGTTCAGTGGTGATAATTCAGAAACAAATTTTACACTTGCACAAAGTGTAGCCAACACAGCAGAACTAGAAGTTTATGTTGGAAACGTTAGACAAGATCCATTTTCAGCTTATTCAATATCAGGTGGTACAACTTTAGCTTTTACAGCGGCACCTCCAACAGGAACTAATAATATCTATGTAGTGTTCCAAGGTAAGTCAGTCGGTAATGTTGAACCAGGAGCCAATAGCATTCAAGCAGGAATGATTTCTGCAATCAACGGTGGATATAAAAATTTAGCAACAGTTTCAGAATCGATCACAGTTGATGCATCAGACAACATGATGTTATGTGGTCCAGTATCTTTTACAGGAACAGTCACAGTGAATGGAACATTAACGGTAGTATAATATGGCAACATTATTTGTAGATAAAGTAGACCCGCAATCAGGAACTAGTTTAGAGATAGGTAGTTCTGGAGATACTATTACTATTCCTAGTGGCGCAACTATTACTAATAGTGGTACAGCTACAGGTTTTGGTATTGCTGCAGGAGAAGCTAACGATCCATCTTTTCATGCTTACAATCCTCAAAATGGAAGTGTAGCTAATAATACCGAAGTATTAGTTTCAAATAATACAGAGTTATTAGATAGTTCAGCAGCATACGATACTAGTACATACAAATTTACCCCACAGGTAGCTGGATATTATTTTTTATATGCAAATGTTAGGTATCAATCAGGAACAACTGATTTTGATAGAATTAATTTAGTAATAACAAAAAATGGTACTGATATTCTATCAGCAAGAAATAATAATAAGGATTATAGCACAGTATGTGTTTCTGGTATTGTTCAAGCAAATGGATCAAGTGATTATTTTCAAATGAAAAGTTATCAAAATAGTGGTGGCTCAATAAGTATAACTACAGATGATGAATTTACATATTTTGGAGGATTCTTAATTAAGAAATCATAATATTATGGGAACAATTAAAACAACAAACATAGAACCAATCGCTAACAACGGCACAGTAACCCTGGGTAGTTCTGGAGATACAATAACTGTACCTTCAGGAGCAACTTTAAATGTGGCTGGAACTATTACAAACTCTGGTACAGCAACAGGTTTTGGTTCAGATTTCACACCAAATTTTTTAGCTTATCAATCTAGTAATCAAGCATTAGCTACAACCACAGAAACAAGAGTTGTTTTGGATACAGAAGTTTATGATAGTGATAATGCTTTTACAAACACATCTGGAAATTATAAATTTACAGTTCCAAGTGGTGAGGCTGGAAAGTATGTATTTTATTATTCAGTAAGAAGAGAAAATTTTGCTGGAGCTAGATTTTATGCAAATCTTAAATTAACAAGAAGTGGAAGCGTATCTAGTATTATTACTGCAGAAGCCAATGGTGGTTCTGATGCTTATGATAATGTTACTAATTTTATTGTTACAGATTGTAATGTTGGAGATACATTTCATATAATAGCATATCATAGTGATAGTGGAAGTAGGTCACTTCAATCTGGAAATTCATCAACTTTTTTTGGAGGATATAAATTAATATAGGAAAATTATGGCATCAATTATAAAAGCAAATCAACTACAGGACTTTGGCGGTAACAGCATTTTAACGTCTGATGGTTCAGGTGTTGTGACTCCTAATGCAAGTGGAATTAAAAACACTCCAGCTTTTGCAGCTAGTGTTAGTAGCCAAAGTATATCAAATGATACCGATACTAAACTAGCCTTTGATACTGTTGTGTGGGATACAGATAGTGCTTTTGCTTCAAATAAATTTACTGTTCCATCTGGTCAAGGTGGTAAATATTATTTACAAGCACATACTCAAATACCTGGAATAGATGACGGAGAACTAGGTCAAATATTTATTTTTATAAATGGTTCTCATGATCAATTAGCTACTGTTAGAGTTTATTCTTCTGGTAGTAATCAAATATTTAGAATGATTACTGCATACACTGCAGAATTAAATGCAGGAGACTATGTAGAAGTTTATGTTTATCAAAATTCAGGTGATGCACAAACTGCAACAAATAATTATTTTACAGGATACAAAATTATAGGAGCATAGATTATGGCATTAAGTAAAATAGACGGAACAAATTTAATAGCACCAACGATACCAGTAGCTTCTGGAGGGACAGGTACAACTTCCTATACTGCTGGAATTACAGAAATAGATCAATGGAGATTATCTTCTGATTTATCAATTTCAACTTTAAATACTTTGACACAAATAACTGCAAACTGGGAAAGAAATGACACTAGTGGTTTTGGTAGAGTTGGAACTGGAATGACTGAAAGTTCAGGAACATTTACATTTCCATCAAGTGGTATTTATTTAATAACTACAACTTATATCTTTCATTCTACATCAGGAGGATCAGAATATAATAGAATGAGTATCAATACGACTACAAATAATTCATCATACACTGAACAAGATTGTGTAGCTGTTTCAACTTCAACAACACCAAAAAGAAATAGTACAAGTAGCTCTTTTATTTTTGATGTTACAGACACATCTAATTGCAAAGTAAGATTTTATTATCATGTTCAAGGAAATATTTTATTAGAGGGTGATACTGATAGAAATAGAACTTTTGTAACTTTTACAAGAATTGGAGATACATAAGATAAAATTAACTAGAATTTTAACACAGTTGTGTTAAATATAACAACAAAGGAGAACAAAAATGGCATCACTATCAAGCAAGGTTAAAACTTATTGCGCTAACAACGGCGTGGCAGAAGTTGACTTTTTAGCGGACGTTTTGCTTCAGGATGACTCGAACGGTCAGGGACCTTACATCAAGGCATGGAATGTGTCAGGTGTAGCTCAACCTACTGCAGAGCAACTGAACGCTGTAGATTCTGCTGCAGATCTCGAAGAGAGACAAAATGCAGTAAGAGCTACAAGAAAAAACGCCTACGGTGATCTGGGCTCACAGCTAGACATGCAGTACCACGATTCGATCGACGGTACTACTACATGGAAAGACCATGTAGCAAGTGTTAAGACTGCAAACCCGATCCCAACTGAATAAGGAGATTAACAATTGGCTTACGTTGGAAAAGCTCCTCAAACAGGAGCGTATCAAATATTGGATGACATCTCATCGTCATTCACCGGATCAACACCAGGACCGTTTAACTTAACGGTTAACGGGACAGCTGTGTCTCCAGGTAACGAAGCTAATTGTATAATCTCTATTTCAGGAGTCGTGCAAGATCCAGCGGCATTCACAATAACAGGTTCACAGATTTCTTTTAGTTCAAACCCAGCATCTTCTGATACTTTTTTTGGTACAGTTCTTGGTGATACATTTGACATTGGAACTCCAACGGACTCGACGGTTACAGCTGGTTCTTTATCATCAACTTTTTTCGTGAAAAATTCACAAACATGGAGTAGTATATCTATGTCAGGTTCAAATAACGGAGCCTTGGTTGGACCCGTTACAGTTTCAGGCACAATAACAATTCCATCAGGGAGTACATTCGTAATTTTATAATGAGCACATTAGAAACAAATTTAATACAACCATCAACAGGCACAACTTTAACAGTTGGTGCTTCAGGAGATACAATAGATATTCCTTCAGGTGCAACTTTAGATGCGACAGGTGCTACTATTACTGGAGCTTTAACTAACAGTCCATCTTTTAGTGCGTATAGAAGTGGAGGCAATCAAACTTTAGCAAATAACACTGATGTAGTATTACA